GACGGCCTCTGCGCTCACCACTGTCCAGAAGATAGCTGAAATACTACCCCCGACCGGGTCGTTTTGTTGCAGTCTCAAAAACTGCACATGACCGCTGATGTACGCGCATTGCCGACCATGCGCGCCAAATCACGCCAAATCACGCCAAATCACTACGCGGCGACGATGCGGAACTCGGTGGCCTTGGCGACAGGGCGCACGATGTTGCGCTCGCGCTTGAGATCGACGATGCCGTAGTTGGACATGGTCTTGAGCGTGCGTGACAGGTTGCCCGGCTTGCGTCCGGTGGTCTGTGCCAGCGCCGAGATCGATTCGGGTTCGGTCTCGGCGATGACACGCAGCAACGCGCGGTTGTCGTCGCTCAACACCTCGGCCAAGGATTTCATCGAGGTGAACCAGACCTTCGGTTCGCTCGCCTTGGGTTTGTAGTCGCCACGCGCGATGGCCAGCGCGCGCTGGCGGATCTGGTCTTGGGGCATGATGCCGATGACGATGGATTTCATGGCTTGCTTACCGCCTCCAGCTTGATCCAGTAGCCGTTTCCCTGATCGAGGATCGACCCGTTCAGATCGAGCAGGGTGTCGATGGCGGTATCGCGTTTCATGTCTAACTGTATCACCTGCTGATACTAAATGCCAGCCTGACCGTTCAAACTGCCAGCCACCGTCTCAAGCGCCTTCTGCCAGTGCCGCCACGCTGTGGTGCGGTCGCAGGCGAAGCGGATCGAGATGTCGCGCCAGCCGTAACGCTTGGCCCGCATCCACACCAGATGGCGCTGTTCGACCTCCAGCCATTGCACCCATTTCATGGTCTCCAGCATCCGGTCGATGGCCTCGGGGCTGGGTGGGAAGGGGCGGTAGACCCGCTCGTCGGCAGCGAAGGTTTCCCATTCGCGGCGGGCGATGGCAGGCCAGCAGTTGAAGTAGCCCTGCACACGCACGGGTGGCAGGCGGCGTCCGGTGCTGGCGGCTTCCTCGAAGCGCGCGGCCACGTCCTCAATCGTCCATCCATTGCGAGGGTTAGCCATGGCGGTTCCCTCCTGTGCCGTAGAGACGCTCGCCGATCTGGCGCACCAGTTCGCGCTCCATCCAGTCCAGCCGTTCGTCGTCCGCGTTGACGACGAGAATGTGCTGGTCGCGCCAGCCGCGTTGCTTGATGGCGTCCACGTCCTGCACGTCGGGTTGGAGCCGACCCAGCGGGCAGCGATATTGAGGCGTCGGGATTTTCATGTCACGCCTCCCATTCCAATGCATGCTGTTCGATGGCCCAGTGCAGCAGGGCCAGTGCGTCAGCCTCGTTGTCATCGACCGGGGCATGGCCACGCGCACGGATGGCGGCGATCACATCCTCCTTGCCCGCATTGCCCTTGCCGGTGGCGTGCTTCTTGATCGTGCCGACCGGCACGCCCTGGTACGGGATCTGGTGGTGCTCGCACCACGCGGTGAGCGTGGCGAGGAAGCCGCCGTAGGCGTGCGCCGCGTCGGTCGAGACGTGGCGGCGCACTTCCTCGAAGTGCAGGCAGTCGATTCCGTTCGTCACCGCCTTCAACTCCGTGAGCCAGCGCTTGAAGCGCAGGAAGCGCATTCCGCCGCCTTCGAAGCGCTGCGGTTTGAAGCTCTCTGTGCCGCTGGTGATGTGGCCGGAGCTTTCGCGCAGCGCCCAGCCGGTGGTGGTGCCCAAATCCAGGGCGAGGATGGTGGTCATGGTGTCAGTCCTTGTTGGGTGCTGGTCTGACGGATCGGACAGGTCTTGTCGAAACACTCCATGAGGCGCGCGCGCACGCGCACGTGTAGGAGTTACGACGTAATCCGTCCGATCCGTCAGACGCGGGTCGATTGCGGGGTGGTCAGTCATCGGCGTAGGGGGTGTAAGCGGGCGTCGGCGGATGCTTGAGGCCAATGCCTTGAAACCCGCGCAGGCCCATGCCGTTGCGCCATTTGTCCAAGCCACGGGTGAGCAGCAGATCGGCAAAGCGCTTCTGCGAGCCGATGAATTCCCCGGCCGATTCCGCCCATTGCTTCCAATCGGTGAATAGTTCGGCGGTCAGCGACTTGGCGTTGCCTACGCGCACGCAGCGTTCATCCAGCCAGCGGCCCAGCGCATCCTCGGCCTCGAAATACTCGTCGGTCGCGTCCTTGACCGGTTGCGGTGGATCGAGCCGACCGTGGCGCTGCCAGTCCAGGCAGCCTTGCACCGCCCACGCCAGGATGCCGTCGCGTTCGGCCAGCAATTTCTGCTGCAGATGCTTGTCGCGGCGCTCGGGCGGCACGGTGATCGTGAACGGGATCAGGTGAAGCCGACGCTTCATGGCCTCGTCGATGTTGCGAATGGCAGGCTTGTGGTTGCCCGCCACGAACAACTTGAATTGCGGGAAGAACTCGAAGAAGTCCTGGCGCATGAAGCGCGCGGAAATCTTGTCGCCACCGGTGAGGTTTTTGACCTTGGATTCCGCCCAGCGCCGTCCCTGTTCGGTTTCAATGGCTGCCACGAAGCGTGCACCACGCAGGCCCGCCATGTCGGTCGGGTGCCGGTCGGTACGCGTCTCCATGAAGGTGTCCATCGGCGCGTTGGTCGCGTAGTCGCCCAAGATGGTGGCCAGCGTGTTGACGAACACCGACTTGCCGTTCGCGCCTGTGCCGTACAGGAAGAACAGCGCGTGCTCCTGCGTCGAGCCGGTCAGCGCGTAGCCGACCATGCGTTGCAGATAGGCTTGCAGTGCCTTGTCGCCACCCGTCACCTCGTCGAGGAACTGCCGCCAGATCGGGCAGTCGCCGCCGGGCGTGGCCGTGGTGATCTTGGTCATCCGATCGGCGCGCTCGTGCGTGCGCATCCGGCCTGTCTTGAGATCGACCACACCGCCCGGCGTGTTGAGCAGCCACGGATCGGCATCCCATTCGTCGGTGGTGGCCGCGTGCCTGCGATCAGCACGCGCCAGGCGTTCCACACCGCTGACCGTTCCGGCGCTGGCCAGCTTGGCCGCAACCTTGGGGTTGTCGGCGCGCACGGCGGTCTGGCGGCAGACGCTGCGGATCAGGTCGGTGGCGGCCAGTGTGTCCTCGGTGCGCCAGCGCTGCCCGTCCCACACCAGCCAGCGCCCCCACGTGGCGACGTAGCGCCAGTCACGGTGGTAGCGGCGGGTGAAGGACAACGCCAGCGCGTCCTCGGTGCCCCAGACGGATTCGTCGCTGCTGACCACCGGATCGACGTCATCGGCCACGTCGTGCATCTGCAGGCGCGGCCCGTGGGTGAGGAAGGTGGCGACATCGAAGCCCTCGGCGATGGCATCGGCCACGTCCCAGCCCTCTGCAGCCTCTTCGGGCGGATAGAGGACGTGGCAGGATTTGGCCCCCGCCGACAAGATGGCCTGTGCCGCCTGCGTGGCGTACTCCCAGCCCGGTTTGTCGCGGTCGGGCCAGATCAGTACAGCCTTTCCGACCAATGGCGACCAGTCAGTTTTCTCGACTGGGGCGTTCGCGCCGTGCATCGCCGTGGTGGCAACGATGCCTGCGTCGATCAGCGCCTGCGCGCATTTTTCGCCCTCGACCAACACCACCTGCGCGCTACTCGCCATGCCCGGCTGGTTGTAGAGCGGGCGCGGATCGGGCGGTGCCATCTTGCGCCGCTTCGCATCCCAAGGACGGAACTCCTTCTTGCGCCCGGGTGGGTCGTAGCGGTAGACCACCGCGAGCAGTTTTCCGCTGGCGTCGAGGTAGTCCCACTTGGCGGTAGCGGGGCCCAACTCATCGACGGGCGCTGCCTGCTTCTTGCCTTTGCGCACCGGTGCTACCGACGAAGCGCGTCCGAGCAGTTCGGTCGCGGCATCGAGCACGCGTGGGAAGTCTGCGTGAGCATCGAGACGCAAGTGTGCGGCGATCAACGCGAAGGCGTCGCCGCCGTCGCCGGTGGCGCGATCCGTCCACAGCCCTGCTTTGTCGCCGTCGAGCACGACTTCGAGGCTGTCGCCCGGACTGCCGAGCACGTCGCCGATCAGGAACTTGCCGCCGCGCTTCTTGCCTGCCGGGAACAGTGCGGCCAGCACCGGCTCCAGCCGCGCGAGAAGTTCAGTGCGGATTGCTTCGCGCTCGCCTTCGAGGTCTCGGGGGACAGGGGTTGGCGTGTCGTTGAAATCAAGCATCCGCAGCCTCCTTGTCGGATGCCTGCTGCGCGATGATCCATGTCTCCAGTTCGTTGGGCTTGAAGCGCACCAGCTTGCCAACGCGGTAGTGCGGGATGCGGCGTTGCTGGCGTTCCTTGGCTTGCGAGAGCCAATAGGTCGGCAGGTTGAACATCAGCGCGGCTTGGCGCGAATCGATCAGTTGTTCGCCGAGCACGGCGTTCAATGGCGCGTAGCTCATGTCGTTCTCCAGCAGCGGTCTTGCCACGCGCACATCCGGCATTCGAAGTGGGTGGGGTCATGGAAGGCGCGTGGCAGCAATTCACCGACGTCGGTGGCCGAGATGACCTTCGCCGCCCGATCCGACATGCGCTGAGCCAGCGCCGCGTCAAAGGGCACGAGCTCGGTGTAGATCTCCATCGTGTCGGCGTTGAGCGCCGTGAAGATCGCCGGGTGCTCGTGCAGTTCGAGATAGGCTTGGTAGATCGCCACTTGCGCGGCGTAGATGGGCTTGGAGACGGCCAGTCCCTTTTTCTCCAAATCGCTCCAGGACTTGTTGCCCAAGCATTTGCATTCCCACAGCGCCGGGTAGGCAAAGCCCTCGGGGCCGCCGACGATGACGCCGTCGACGTGCCCCTGCAGGCGACCATCAGCTACCGAGAAACCGAACTGCTCGCCGTCCGCCTTGCGGGTGCGCAGGTCAAACCCCGCATCCCGCAACCACGCCACCATGCAGTCCTCCATGACGTGGCCACGCTCGAAGATGCGCAGAATCCGACCCTGCACATCTCGCCCGTGGTCGATGGGCGCTTTGGCGTACTCGAACTGCAGCGCGCGCTCGCAAGCCACCCCGAGGCGCGAGGCCCCGAGGTACTGGCGTTCGGACTGGCGGGCGCGGCCTTGTTGCATTCCTGCATCGACCAGCGCCGTGAGCTGGTCGGAGAGGCTCGAAGATGAGTTGAAATCCAGCATCACGGCCTCCTCAGAACGGAATGTCATCGTCGAAATCGACGAACGGGTTGGCGGCATCGGGTGCCAGCGGATCAGGCGTGGGCGGCAAGCCCCGCACGGGCGGAAACCTGGTGGCCTCGTGGTGCGCGGTCATCGCCTCCGTGTAGCAAGTGACGATGGCGTCGATGACACGCAGCGCCTCTGCCTCGGCGTAGTCGCCCAGCGGTTTGGCAAAGCCGATCTCACCCGCCGCTGCGCCGAAGGCCTTGAGGCACTGGCGCATCGCACCGCGTTCGACATCAGACGGATCGATCATGGCGACCTCCGTCCTGCCGATGCGGCCTTCCTTGGCGCGCTGCCAGTTGCCGTACATCTGATGAAAAATGTCCTGACAGCGACGCGAGCAGAACACCCAGTCGAGCACGTAGCGGCGCGGGTCGGCGGTCTTGAAGCGACCGTCCGAGTGGCCGTAGCCACGAGCTTGTCGTTTGCAGACCCAGCATTTCATGGCGCACATCCCTGTACGCCACCCTGCGGGCGGCCTGTGGCCGTGCAAATTGGTTCCTGACCATTTGTCATTACCCCCCTCACTGCGCCCACGACGGCTTGCCCGTCACGGGTGCGCGTTGCGGAGCGGGTGCCGGGGCTTGATAGATCGGAGCAGCCGCCTGCGCCGGAGCACCGGAATTGCCACCGCCCGTGGCCTTGGGCGGCACGCCCATGAGCTTGGCGTAGTCGGGGTGATCGGGTTCGACCGCCACCTTGACAACGTTGCGATCCAGACCCTTGCCGTCCTTCTCGATGTCGACGCGGGCGAGGAACTCCAAGCCATCCAGCTCATGA